CTGTGTTGATGTCACAACATCGTTCAGCCCCTACACCTCTTCAATGATGGCGACTTGACTGGTCGCATTGGTGGATGCGTTGCCCAGCTTGTCGACAGCCTTGATGAAGTAAGTGCCGGTCATTGCTGGCACGATCACCGTGTTCGCAGGACGCGATACCTTCGGCGCTAGATCGATGCTGTTGCTATAGGTTGCGCCGGTTGTCTCGCGTGCGTGCCTGACGTGATAGTGCGACAGATCAGCATCTGTGACCGGCGTCCAGCTAAGATGCGCCTCTGTGTTGATGATGTTAACGCTGAAATTAGTGACATCCTGTGGCGGCGCAGTCTTGCCGACAATCTGATGCTGGCCCGTGGTGAATGGCGATTGCACGCCGATCCGATTGATGATTCGCGCCCGGATGTCATACGTCGCAGAATCTTCAACGTCGAGCAATTCAAACTTATTGCCGGAACCGATGCCCATCGATGTATATTCTGTTTCTGTCGTTTTCTTGGCCTGCACCTCAAAGTTTTTCGCATAGATCGATGGCGACTGCACATCCACGATCAGCACCGATATAGCCGTCTGGTTCAGCGCACGCACTTCATCGGTCGCAGTAAATGATGGCGGTGTAAGATTGAACGGATCGGGTAGCGTTGTGTTGTCCTGCTGGAATACCGCCTCTTCAGCGGTCCAGCTATACACGGCGCTATTTGTTTCGACCAGTTGGCAGTCGACCGACACTTCATCGGACCCGAAATTAAGCGCCCAGCTTTGCACCTCGAACACCTTGCTGGAAAAGCCCAGACGGCTATTCGTCAGCATCAGCGTGTCGCCGACTTCAAACTGAAACGCCGTCAGCTTAAATTTAGCCGCGACTGATATCTTTTGCCGATTCTTAAACAGCGCGATCTTGGCCAGCCGCTGCGCTGTGGCGCTGCTTTGCGTGAATGGCAGGGCGAAATCAAGGTATGATCTGTCGCCGCCGTCTTCGGTTTCGAACGTGCTGCTGGTGATCGGTGGATAATCTGTCGCCTGATAATTGCTTTCCGGGCTGATGAATTGCCCTTTGACCGCGTTGTAAGCATCCCGGCGGCTGACGGCTGTATCGATCTGCAACGGGCCAGCAAGATCATCCTCGTCTAGCGTCACAGACGGCGTGACATACGCACCAGCCTTCAGCGACCACTTGCCGTTGCTGTAGTACAGCGTTCCGGCAAGGCATGTCAGCATCTGCTCCAGATTGCTTTTCGGTGTGTTGGCAGTATCGACGACGCCGTTGAATGTGTACCGCTTTTCTGTGCCGCCAGCGGCCAGCGCCACATCCTCATCGCAGATGTTTGCAGCAGCTATGAAAGCCGTGTCGTTGATCTCGCTTGCTGATGCGCCCAGACCGTATTCGGTATCAGTCAGATAATCCCTGATCACCAGCGCCGGGTTGCTGCTAAATGCGGTGCTGGTGGTGCGTGGATCATAGACTTTGCGGCCCTTCACCAGTGCAGACACATTCGGCGCACCGTTGGGAGAGTCGTCATCATCAACCTTGATCAGATTCAGCGCGATATAAGCGATATCAGTTAGCGTTGCTGTTGTCGGATACGAAAACGGTATTGTGATGCTCGTCGCAGTGCCTTGGCTGGATGTGCCGGTGAATTTTTGCACTGTACCGTTGCCAGACGCCAGCGGTGACGGGCCTGTGATGCTGCCGCCTCCATCCAGCGTTACAGCCTCACCATCGAAAAACACCGTGGTGATTTCTTCGATTTCACCGACCGATAACAGGATGACCATACCAAGCTGCGTTTCGCTTGGGTTTGTCGCTATGAACCCAAACGGCCCACCGACGCGCGTCTCGCCATAAACTATTTTGCGACTGGCGTTCGATTGTCGGCTGGTGACGGTGTGCGACTGCGCGAAACTGCCGCCGATGTTCGGGATCGATGGCTTAGGTGAAAGCGCCTGTATAGCAAAATTGATGACGGCTGTTTTTAAGAATGTTGTCGCCAGAAATGCCACGGTAAACGTCTGTGTGGCGACCGCCGTGACTGCTGTGGTTACTGCTGCTGCGACTACTGCTGGCGGCATCGGTTACACTTTCCAAGCACGTTTCACCGCATCACGCGGCAAGAAAACTAGACCATCTTTACCCATCGCGGCGACTTTATCGCCGATGATCAATGATAACGCATCACCGTCTGGTGTGTCTATCAGCCCGACATCCCCGCGACCGGCTTGCTGTGGCGGCACTTCGGGCAAGCGCTGCGCCACGTTTTCAGCCAGATCGCCATTGCCTAACCGGCGCAACAACCGCACCGATCCTTTCGGGCTTTCATAGTTGCCGACATAATCAGCGAATCTGCTATCGCCGCACATCGCCTTTTCGCCCAACGCGCAGAACATAGCGCAATCATAACGCCCCCACTTGAAAGGCTTGTGTCGCCATTCTTCGACGTGCGCTGCTAAACGATCAGGCCAGTCATCTAGGCGCGCCATTCGAACGTCGCCTCTTGCAGCGAGTTGATGAAATCAAGGCCGGTATCATCCGCATCGATCAGCTTCTGATCTTCTGCTGTATATCTGCGGACGCGCGGACGTTCCAGATCGATCAGGCGGCTTTCAGCAGTTAGCGCAATCGTGCAAGTCTCGCCGCTTTCCTGCAAAGTCATCACATCCATCCGACCGCTGAACGCCTCATAGGCTGCGACGGTGCCGCTGCTAATCGTGCCGACATAAACCTTGCAGTTACGGTTTTGATAGTTTTCTGTCAGCGCCAACGATAGCAATGACGACGGCACACCAGATAAAACCAGATTCAGACCCTTTGCCGATATCTCGCCGCTTTCTTCGATGGCTGAAATCGACATCAGATCGCCGCTGCCGGTATATGTGTTGCTATTAACCGTCAAATCGCCATAGCCATTCCATAGGCGCGTTGTACCGCTATCGAACGCCAATTCGACCGCAACGAACGCAGTAAGGCTGGCATCTGAAAAGCCTGATGGGACGCCTGATCTGCTCATAACGCCTCCACCGCAGAAAACGTGATCGAATAAAATCCATCATTGCCGATGGTCCAGCTTGCATCGTTTTGCGCCAGCCGGAAAAGACCCTTGGCATTGCTGACCACAACCGTCGCATCATTGGCAGGGCTGGAACGCAGATCGGGCCATAGGTTCAGCGTGGCCTGACCGCTGCCGTTGCTGTTCACATCTTCCAGCACTTTATACAGGCGCGACGTTGCGCCAGTGCCAAGCTGGATATAATCGCCAGCCTTCAGATAGCCCGTCGCCGATGCTGGCAGGCCATCGATGTTCAGATTGTTGCCGGTCTGCGATGCGCCGTTGACGACTGGCGTTCCTGCCGCGCTGCTGGCCGAACCACGCGGCGTTGCAGCGTTAGGGTCGCCCACCAGAAACGTGCCAAACTGACCGCGCAGGCGCAGCAGAAAGCTGTTCCAATATTCGGCGTCAGAGCGCTTTACAGGCGGTATGTTGATCGTCGCGGACCATCTGGCCCCTGCGTGTCGAACCACTTGCTGTGACAGCGTGAAAGGACTTTCTGTGACCGATACAACGTCGCTGGCGATAAGCTGCACTTGTGCGATGCCGGTCTGCGTCGGAAATGCCAGCGGATAACTCTCAGCCATATCAGCCCCCGAATGCCGTGGCGAAACCGCCACCGCGTCTGCGTGTATCTAGTACCGCCGCCGTCGTTGCATTTTGGATTTGCGGCAGCATGTTCAGCACTTCGGCGCGTACTGTATCGCTGACGCCTGTCGACAGGTTGATGGTCTGGTTGACCGTCACACCGCCGCCGCTCATCTGATTGTTCGGAACAATGCCGCCGGTCCTGCCCGGGACAAATAACTCCGGCCCCTTTTCGCCGACCAGATAAGGACGGCCAGACGTGACCGGGCCACCCATAGCACGCGTCCCAACACTGAAGCCCATAGCTTGAGCAATCGGCAGCGTGATCTGCTGCTGGATCATAATCCGGGCAAGATCGGCAAGGATCGATCGCGCCATATCTTTGAAGGCATCTTTGGCTGTTGTCGCGCCCGTTACCAGACTGACCAGCGCGTTTTCCAGATTGTTGACGCCGCGCAGTTTTGCGTCTTCCATCGTCATCGCCATTTTATCAACGCTTTTATCGACATCATCGATGGCCGGTTCCATCGATAGCAGGATGTCAGTTATCTGTTGAATCGACAGGATAGACGGCTTGATTGCTGGCTCGATGGATAAGATAACGTCGGTCGTGGCGCTAAGAGCCTTTTTAGCATCGATTGCGGCTTGAACCAGATCAGTCAGATTTGTGGCTGTTGATTCAGTTGTGCGGTCAAATACCGACATGCTTTCGGCGGCTTGTGCTATCGGCACGGTGATGCGTTTTGTGCCATCTTCCAGCATCTGCACGCCGTTGTTAGCGTTTTCCAGATTGAACACAATCCGGTTCAACTGTTTTTCCAACTCAACGCCGAAAGTAAATTGCGCCATATCTGTGCCAAGGAATTCATTGGACAGACTGACAAACTCATTCAAGAAAGATCGCAAACCAGCAGTCGATGCCGAAAATGCCTTCAGAAGCTGCACCGTCAGCATTTCAGCAATGCCTGCTAAGGCTGGTAACAGGAACGACGTGATCTGCTGACCGATTGATGCAAACGTGCGGCCCAGCTTATCGAATAGATCGTTGGCCTCTTCGACCGCTGATGCCTGCGGTCCTGTCAGCTGAATCGTGACCGCGTTGAAATCCTCGCCCAACGCCTTCAGACCGGCTGATCCATCTTTTAGCGTATTAACCAGACCACCGCCAGATCGACCAAACAAGTCAATCGCAATCCGCACACGGTCTGCCGGGTCTTTGACTTGTGCGAATCTGTCGGCGACTTCTGCCAGCAATTCGTCTGTGCTTTTCAGCGATCCATCAGATTTTGCCAGCGTCACGCCAAGCGCTTCAAAGCTGCGCTTGCCCACACCGATGCCGGTCGACGCCTCAGATATAGATCGGCTGAAGCGCTCTAAACCCTTGTTCAGTTCAGCGGTCGTGACGCCCGTCTGCGATGCAGCAAATTGAAGCTGTTGCAGTTGGTTGACCGTTAGGCCCAACATGCCCGACTGCTTGGCCAGTTCATCAATCTGTTGTGCGAATTCACGCA